GTTTATTTAAAGAGTGGCGACTAGCACACAACAACTTCAACAAGCTTTAGCAAGGACTTCAAGTGCTCCAAAACCTATTTCTATGGAGCAAATTCCTGAAGCCACCATTGATGTAACAGGCGGTACTAATATATCATTAGACCTTGACAAGCTAGGTGTAAAAAAACGTAAAGATCAACCTTTAAGTTTCTCTTCAACTTTTGATATTCAAATTGAAGAAACTTATGGAAATTTAATTAATAATATTGATTATAATGATCCTATGAGCATTGAAGCTTTTAGACAACAGGTCTTAGGAGATGTTAATAATCAACTTAGAGTAGACTTACCTGATTTTGAGTCAGTAAAAGAAACACCACCTCCTGTAGTAGAAACTACTGGTTCAGAGTTGGGTTTATCTTCTGATTCAGTTAGTGAAACACCAAATGTTGAAGGTGGTTTTCCAAGTGCAGGTTCTTTAGCTGTTTCTAGATTTGGTCCTAGTGTAGCTGTAGGGGCAATAGGAGGAGCTTCTGTATCAGACCTTGCAAAAGGAGTTGGTACTAGTTTAGCTTTAGGTGCTGTTTCGCCAGTAAATCAATTGTATGGTGCTGTTAATAATTTTACTAAAGGTATAGATATAAGTAATCCTATTGGAGCACTTAATTTTGCCTCGAATGCATTAGCAGCAGGAAAAGGTCTTTCAAATCTTTTATCAGGAAACCTTGTAGATCAAGTAACAGGGGGTGTTAAAAACGTAGGTCAGGTAGTAACTGATTTTATTAACAACCCTGTAGATACTTTAAAAGGAGGAGTAACAGCCTTTAGTAACCAAGCAACTATGGGAACTGCAACTCCTCAAATAAATCAAGTTCGTGGTATTAATAATTATAATTATGTAACAGATGCACGTACAGGTAAATTAGCAGGTGCTCCGGGTATGTTCGGTGCAGTTCCCGGTATAGGAACAGCAATTTCATTAGGCTCTGCGCTTGCAGATGTTACAGGATTTACTGAAACTTTACAAAAAGAATATGAGTTAGAAGCTGAAATAGGTAGAGCAGGAAGTTTTGGAGAAATAGGGAATGGAATTAGTGTTGGTCATGGTTATGGTACAGATATAGTATCAGTTGATGGGGTTACTCTTGATGTAGGTAAGTTGGGTGATCTTAGTAATCCTAATAGTGTAGCCGCTAACATAACAGATGCATTGCATGGAAACTCAAGAGTTGATCCTGATTTTGGTTTTTTTGATATGATGGACCCTGAAGAACAAGCATTTTTTCAAGACAGGCGTGAAGAAATGGCACGAAATATTTCTGATAATGCGAAGCAAATAGCCGAAGGTTTAGCCACTCAACAAAAAAACTTTGCCGCTTTTGGAGCTAACCAAAATTTACTAGCCACTGAACCTCTTACTGAAATGATGGAAATAACACAAGACCCTGTTCAAAAAGAATTAAATAGAATTGATTATTTATCATCAATAAATGGTATGTCAGATTATGGCGAGACTTTTGATACTCTTCCAGACATTCCTGACAATGCCAGATTTGATTTTTCTGACATTGATGATTTTGGAAACCCAACTGTTAGTTATGATAGTATTGAAGAGGCTTTAGCAGGAATAGCAGCAGGATTTGGACAATTAGGAGATTCGCTATTTGGTAGTAATGTTGATACAGTTGATGGCGTTGGGGCTGTAGGCAAAGCAGCTACTAGCCAACAGGCTTATAATGAGGCTTTTGATGCAGTTGACACAGTAGGTGGTACTAGTGGTGGTGGTGCTAGTGACGCTAGTGGTGGTGGTGGTGCTAGTGCTGATGCTGCAGGGGGCTATGATGATGATGAATCCTTTGATGAAGAAAATGATGGTAATTGGTAAATAAATATGCAAATAACAGAACAACAATTTATTGAAAACTTTGAAGCTCTTCCTGAAGAAGAAAAATCTATGGTGGAAACAATTTTAACACAAACTCCACCAGAGGCCATACGTGCTTTAGCCACTGTCATGGGTGTTAGTTTACAAATGACAGAGGAACCTCCACAAGAGCCAGTGCAAGAGCCACAAGAGCCAATGGAAGAACCTACTGAAGAAATTACTGAACCAGAACAAGAAGTACCTCAAACTGACGAAATGTCACCAGTAGAACGACAAATGATGGCTCTTGGTGATCAACCAACTGAACCTGTTGCAACTACTGGACCAATTAACGTAGAAGGTAAAGATGACTCTGGAATTGCTGATGACATACCTATGGAAGCACAAAATGACTCATTTGTAGTTAATGTTGAAGCCTTAAAGAAATTTGGTTATGGAGACTTTATAGAAAGGATAATTAAACCTAACTTAAAGTCTTTAGAGGAAAGGACAGGAATTATGATTGAATTAGCTGAAATAACACAACCACAACAACAGGTTCAAGGTGAGGTTCCCATAGCCATATCAAATAAAGAAATATATATACCAAGAATGCTTGCAGAAGAGATTGGTTATGATCTTCTTGAGAAGATTAATAATCGTGGTAAGAAGCAAACAGAAAAAAAATTAGCAGAAAGAAAAGAAGAACAACCAGAGGCTAGTCCACAACAGCAAATGCAAGCTGCTGTTGGTAAGCGTATTCAGGCAGATAAAAGCGGTGGATTTAGTTTTAGCCGATTATTAAACGCTATAAAAAGAGTAGAAACAGGTCCAAATACATCTGAAGATAAAAGATACATACATTCTAGATCAAAAAAATCTGGAGCATTTGGACCTCATCAAATTACTGGTACGTTAATTAAAGAGATAAAAAGAAAATATGAAAAAGAATTTGATCCAGAGTTTAAAAAATACGTTGATGATTTTAAACAACAAAATGATGATAATATAAATATAAAAAGATACGGTAAAATATATAGGAATAAAAAATATAATCCAGACCTTACTAAAAAACTAGGGCCTTTAGTAAAAAAAGGTGGTTCTGGATATATCTCTATAGATAGGCATAAACAATTTTATCCTAAATTGTTAGATTATGGCCTTGCTGTTGCAACTAAAGAAGGTAAGATAACAGACCCAGTTGTTATATCTAAAAGGTGGTATGGGTCTTCTAATAAAGAAGAAGTAGATACCTATATTAAAAAAGTAAAAAAAGAGTTAAATAAAATTCCTGCCCCCATAGAAATTCCCTATGATAGTAGTGAAGAAGATATTAAGGGTGCTATAGAAAGCATTCCTTTTCCTTATTCTGGAAAAGCTACAGGAGCTTCAAAATTTGAAGATTAAATTAAATTTAATTAGCTTTCCAAATACGCAGCTACCTGTTTTTACAGCCCTGCGTTAGATACTACCAAACAAGCAGCTACCCTGTCTAGGCCCTGCAAGGAGGAAAAATGGTAGAACAAGTACAAGAAGTAGAACAAGAAAATCTAGGCCCTTACAAAGGAGCTTACAGAGCAGATGTTTATAAAGAAGATGTTCAAGAAGTTCAAGAGGAAGCTACCCTAGAGGAAGACCAAACGTTTATGCAAGATGAAACTATTTCTGTGGAGACTGAAGAACAAAAGACTGAAGTTAAAACAGAAGAACATGACTACAAAAAACGTTATGATGATTTAAAAAAACACTATGACTCTAAGTTGCATGAGTGGAAAGAAGAAAAGGACGCTTTAATTTCTAAAACTTCGCAACCTACAATTAGTGAAGATGATATAGAATCATTTAAAGAAAGTTATCCTGACGTTTATAATGTAGTTGAAGCTCTTAGTACTCGTAGTGCTACAAAAGAGATTGAAGAACTTCGTTCAGAAGTAAGTCGTCTTAATAAGCAAGAAGAGAAGCTAAAAGCTAAAAGTGCTTATCAAGAATTACTAGCTCTGCATGATGACTTTCCTAAAATAAAACAGTCAGATGAATTTAAGGAATGGGTCAAAGCGCAGCCACCTAGTATAGCAGATGGCATTTTAAAAAATAGCACAGACGTTAAATGGGCTTCACGAGTCCTAGACTTGTATAAAGCCGACATTGGCAAAAAAACAAAACGTGGTCGTCCACGTAAGCAAGGAAACGCTGCAGCAGCAGAGGCAGTTACACGTACTGCTCCTATTAATGTTGCAACAAATTCTACAGCTAATAAAAAAACATGGACGGCATCAGAGATACGTAGGTTAAAACCACACGAGTTTGAGAAATATGAAAAGGAAATTGATCAAGCTCGTATAGAAGGTCGTATCGTTAATAATTAATGGAGCTTGAAAAATGGCAGTAGGAACTGCAGCCGGATACGGTAGTTTACCTTCGGGTAATTTTCAGGCCGAAATCTATAGCCAAAAGGTTCTTAAATTTTTTCGTAGAGCATCAGTAGTTGAAGATATTACAAATACTGACTATGCAGGAGAAATTGAGAACTTTGGTGACACGGTTCGTATTATTAAAGAACCAACAGTCACCATTTCATCTTACACTCGTGGTTCTGTGGTCACTCCGCAAGACCTCGCAGATGATGAAATTCAATTGACCGTAGATCAGGCCAATGCGTTTGCTTTTAAAGTGGACGACATAGAAGAGAGACAGTCTCATGTAAACTTTGAGGCTCTGTCAACCTCTTCTGGTGCTTTTTCACTAAAGCGTAATTTTGACAAAAACATCCTTCAAAACATGATTGATAATGCAGGTATCAAAGGTGCTTCTGGCACAGTTGAAACTGACTCCAATCTTGGTACTGGGGGTACTCCTGTAACAGTAACAGGATCAGATGCAGGTGATGATGTTGTAAACCTCATGGCACTTATGGCACGTAAGCTCGATGAGCAAGACGTACCAGAAGAAGGTCGTTGGTTTGTAGCCCCTCCTCGTGTCTATGAGAACCTTTACAAAGCAGGTGCTAAAATCGTTGAAGTTCAAGTAACTGGCGACCAAGTATCACCTCTTCGTAATGGTCTTGTAACCAATCAAAAAATCATGGGCTTCACTCTGTATAAGTCTAATGCACTGCGACAATCTGCAGATGCTACGACAACTACAGATATGGTGTCTGTGAGTGGTGTCGCAACAGGAGAGAACGTAGTTCTCGCAGGTCATATTTCTTCTACAGCAACTGCTTCTCAGATTGCTAAAACAGAGGCCATCCGTGATCCTGATTCCTTTGCTGACGTTGTACGTGGTCTTCATGTCTTTGGTCGCAAGGTACTTCGTCCTGAAGCCCTTGTCCTTGGCATAGTTGATTACAGCTAATAGGAGGGCATAGATTATGGCTACTATTGATCGTACTATTTCAGGTGGAGGAACCGTAGGTCATCCATCTCGTATGCCTACTCCGTATGTAATTACCTCTCAGGTCCATGACACTGCAGATGGTGGCACAGGTGGTGACGTTATTCAATTGATTGATGTCCCTGCTGATAGCATGATTATTGCAGGTGCTTTAGAAGTTCTTGAAGCACGAGGCAATGGTCAAATTACTTTGGATGTTGGAATAACTGGTGGTGATGTAGACTGTTTTGTTGACGGTTCTGCACTTGCCGCAGGGTTCACACCCTTTCTTGAAGCAGCAGTCGGTGCTTCAGGTTCTAACGCACGTATTCTTACAAGTGCTGACACTATTGATGCTCTTATCCTTGATGGTGGATCGACTGGTGAAAGTGCTGCACGTTTCCGTATTCATGTTTGTTTGGTTGACATTTCACGCAACCCACTAACTGAAGCGGCAACTGTTTCTTCGGGTACGTAATGCACTAAAGGTTTTGTGGGGTTCCTTTTAAAAACCTCACACTCTTTGTTGTGATTTGTTTTGAAGGAGTAAAATATGTTTTTTAAATTACTAAATGATGAAGATGTAAAGTTCTGTTTAGATCATCTTCCAAAAGATAAAACTTATGAAGATGGAAAAAATACAGGTGTTAATAAACAAAACACAGAATCTAATTCAGTGCCAGATGAAGTTAAAAAGTTAATATCAAGTAGATTTTATGATAGCTTTTATATTGATAGTGTTTACTGCCCTAACAGAGTATCAATAAATTTTTATAATAAATATAAATCAGGTGACTATTACGATTTACATATAGATTCTTTTAGAGCTTCGCCTAAATCAAACAATGTGTACTTTGATTATGGATGGAGCATATGTTTACAAGACGAGTATGAGGGTGGAGAGTTTATAGTAGAAACTCCTATAGGACAAGTAGGAAAAAAATTAGCAGCAGGTGAAGCAATAATATTTCCTATAATATATCCTCACGGTGTTAAAGAAGTAACAAAAGGTGTTAGACATAATATTGTAGGTTGGATGTCTTCTTGTGCTTCTTACGAAAGTTCTTTTATATTAAAAAATATAGTTGAAGTGGGGGACTTTCTTGAAAAACTTAATTCTGAACAGGCTAAAATGATTAAAGTAAAAATAGAACTTATAAGAAATTATCTGCATAAAGAGTGGGGGCAAAGAAAATGAATTATGCTGAACTAATAAATGCAGTGCTTTTAGACTTAAATGAAACTACAATTGCAGCTTCTGCTGTAGGTTTATCAGGAACTCGTGGTATTCAAAAGACTGTTAAAGAAGATGTCAACAGGGCTATTCGTGATATTAACAATGAGCATAATCAATGGCCATACAATTATGAGTTAGTAAACTATACTTTGTTTGGTGGAAGAAGAGAATACAAGTTTCCTACTAAAATAAAAATATCTTCTGTATCAGGTGCATTTACTATGAATGAGAGAGTTACAGGAGGAACTAGCAGTGCTATAGGAATAGTAAGAAAGATTAGTCCTTCTTTTCTTATACTTGAAGTAGAGGATGGTATATTTCAAAGTTCTGAAACTTTAACAGGTGCATCTTCTAGTGCTACAGCTACAAGCGGTAACATTCTTGACTGTACAGATATTGATTTTGATACTGCTTTTATAATAGGTCGTAACTTAATTACAAATGGTAGTTTTGATAAAGCATTTACTCTATCAGACTATTGGAGTTCAAGATCAACCAACCCTGCAGGAACAAGCACCTCTGGCACTCCTGCATTATCAAATGCATCTAGTGGTAACTTAGCTTATGCTGCAGGTGTTCTTAGACTAAATGATGGAACAGTAGATCAGGCTATACCCACTGTAGTAAATGATACTTACAGAATAACAGTGCGTTTTTCTTCAGGAACAAGTAGCGCAACTGCAGTAACTTTAAAAGTATTTGCAGGTTCCTCCTCTGACAAAGACTCTGACCTATCGGAGTCTTTTTCTATATCTAACGTAGGTGGAGGTAGAATACAAACCACTAGCTTTACTGCTTCTACTCAGCAAACTTTTATTACTCTTAGTAATGAAGACTCTGCAAACGTAGACATAGATTTTATTGAAGTATTTCCAAATGATGTGTCAGGTGAGTACCTGTATTTCTTAGACAAAGATGAATACTACAGAGGTAGTCGTAACTACACATCAAAAAGAGAAAAAGCCTATCGTGCTTTATCTGCACCTGATAGTGGGTTTGGTAAACCAGAAGAAATATCTACAACTAATTTTGATGCTTTTGTTTTATGTCCCTCTCCTGATAATGACTTTTACGCAGTTGAGCTTGGTGTATTCTTTGAACCAGAGCCTCTTTCAGCATTTAGTGATATTCCTGTAATACCAAAAAGATTTCACGATGTAATTGTAGCAAGAGCAAAATACTTTGCTCATCAATTACGTGGTAATGATAACGCTGCACAGTTTTCTTTTAGAGATTATGAGCTAGGAGTAAAACGTATGCGTTCTGAGTTAGTACAACAAAAAAATTATATGAGAGCCGTTTAATGCCAATTGAAGCTTACAATGTAAATTGTGAAGGTGGTTTAGTTTTAGACCAAAGTATTTTTGTTATGAAGCCGGGAGAGGCTACTACTTTGCAAAATTTTGAGCCAGATGTGCAAGGTGGATATGCAAAGATATTAGGGTTTGAAAAGTTTGATACTAATGCCA